GTTCTGGATTGCTGTCCTGTTAATTCTTATAAGAAGCATGAGAATATACTTCCCTTCTTTTGTTATTCTATCGACATTAAAAATAAAATAGGACCGACTGAATGGAAGAAACTTTATACCTTTGGTGTTATCCGTAACCCCTTTGACAGGATGGTCGATATGTTTGATTTCTTTGCTACAGGGCCGGTAGATCGTATTGCTTGGTGCCGGGGTATAAAGAATACCAAGGCGGCTATCAGGGAGCAGCACAGGCTCCAGAGCAGGGGGTTTGTGAAGTGGCTGACTGATGACAAGGATTATGAATACCTACACACCACCCCTTTCTGTGGGCATAGATTAACCCCACAGGTTAACTGGCTATCGGAGGTAAAGGAGATATTCTCTTTTGAACATACTTCTCCTCTCCTCAACAAGGTTTTTAAATTAACACAGACAACTCTTCCCAGTTATAGGGGAGTAATGACAAAGAGAGAAAGGCTGGAAAAAAGAGCCAGCTATTTCAAATCAAGCCAACCGGCTATAGATCTGGTAGCTGACTCTTTTAAAGAAGATATAAAGATGTTTAAATATACTATTGATTCTTAACTTCAATCATCTTTGTATTGATCTTTTCCCGTTCTGCTATCATATCTTTAACGGATAAACTAAGGATACCGTTTTTAAAGATAGCTTCTGTAATTTCAAAGTCGGGATGTGTAAGACCAACCTTTTTATAATATTTATAATCAGTAAAAGGATGGGTATCATCCTTATCTTTATTCTCATCCTTTGTTTTGATGATAATCGATCCTTCTTTTTGCATGACTTCTATGGAAGTTTCATCATGACCGGGAATGAGAAAGTGAAAGAAGTAATGGTCATCGTTACCATCTTCTTGCGTATCGTCCAAAGTAACGATATAATCACCAGCGTAGTGTACACAAGGATATTTAATACCGTTAAAAGGTAAAGCTTTCAGAGTACGTTTAGGTTGCGTATTAAACATCTGATCAATAATAGATTCAAAATCCCTGTTTAAGGAATTAAAAGGTATAGGCATCATAGTAGTTTTTCTCCTTTTATGCTTATGCTGTCATATAGTATAAGGTTTTTTTAAAAAGATGTCAACACTAAAATCTCTTCTTATTATTTTTAATATTTTTATAACTACTCATTCAGACCTACCAACGGTAGATACCTATCCTGCAATTATATATATATCAGAACAAGAGATCTATTGGATGTATCAGGAGTGTGATGAAGAAAATAAATGGATAGATAAAAAATGTACTAAGAAAGAGGGAGATGTAGGGGCGGCAGGACTTTACGATCATGAAACTGAGACTATATATTTAAATAAAACTTATCTGGATAAGAAATCTCCAATTGTACAGAATTCTATTATCCTTCATGAGTTGGTTCATCACATTCAATATGAAGCAGGTATTTTAAAGGATGAGCGTATCTGTTACGGTAAAAAGGAAATGGAAGCTTACCGATTACAAAAATTATACCTTGATCAAAATGGAAAAGACTTTTTTAAAGAAATGGAAATGAATGAATTATTCCTTTTGAGTATTTTATCTGTTTGTGATGCATGGTATTATTAAAAATGGTAATGGTTTATTTTGTTTCGGTTTTAATTTTATCTCCGGTTTTGCAACAGGATAAGGGTTGGATACAATATACACAATCTTATGCTACTATTGAAAGCTGTAAGGATCATGTTAAATCCAACTATAAAGATATTGTCCGAAGTCTTATGAACCATTTTAAAAATAAAGATGTTATTGTTAAAAAAATAGAATGCCTTACCTATGATGAAGGTGTAAAAAGAAATACCAAACTGGGATATGGGAATGGTAAATGAATTCCACAGATCAGGATTATACCAAGAACTTAGATAGAAAAGCACATATCATCTATGCCGAATGGTCTATGGAAAAGTTACGTGCTACAATAAAAGAACTAAGTGATAAAAGAATATCCTCTTCCGCTGGTAAAGATTTGCAAGATATGCGGAAAGAGGCTCATAGGCGGATGTTCCGCCTCCCTGGGAGACAGCGTTTGCGGGTTAGAGATTATTCTAAAGCAGATTCACCCGATCAAAATTATAGATATAAACAGGAAAGAATGCTAGAAAATCCTCCGCAAAGGCTGAAACTCTTTACCAGATCTCAACTTGTTGGGGGTTTATCCCCTCGACAGGAGAAATTTTGTATGGAGTATATGGCTACAGGCGATATAGCTCATGCCTATAAAGCTGCTGGCTATGCTCTTGGGAAGACTGAATCCAATACCAGACAAAGGGCTTGGGCTGTCTTGCACACAAATAAGAAGATAAAGAAGAGATTAGAAAACCTGCGAGAGGAGGCTTTGAGAAGGATGGCTTGGAATGCTGATAAAGTTTTGGAAAAAGTTTCTAAGGTCTACGAACAAGCTATGGATGACAGCGATTTCACAAACGCTAACCGTAGTATGGAAACCATTGCTAGGCATTTGGGAATGTTTGTTGATAAGTCTGAACAGAAAATTAAAATGTCTAATTTCGCTGAAACGGATTCTGAAGAGAAAATGGAAGAGGACATTAAAAATCTGGCTGATATGGTAGGTTTTAAAGTTATCAAGGGAGGTAAAAAGTAGACCTATGATAGAATACATTAAACAGTTTGCTAAAGTTGATACTATGTCTAAAAGAATATCTATTGTTGTTATCGGCTTTATAGTTATTGTAAGTATAATATTTAGTATTGTATAGCGTGTTTAAAGCTTTTAAAAGATTTTTACGTGGCAACTCCCACTCCAATTCGGAATACGTTGATAGCTGGGTTGCTGTGGGGTTTTGGGTTATTGTTATTATCTTTGCCCTTTTTTGTTATGCTCTTTTTAAGTGGATGTAGTTATGGCTAGAAGAAGACCTCCTCCTCCTGAACAATTTGTAGAGGAACGCCTTAGAGTAGAGGATACCCGTCCTTTTGCTGAACCGGAACAGACTGGTTTAAAATCTCTAACGCTTCCTACTAAAGCTGGAGATATTGTTCCTTATGTTTCTCAAGCAGTTAAGAAAAAATTACCGGGATTACTTGGGCTTGGTGCAAAAGTTATAGGTCCAGCAGTAGAAAGTAAAATGGCTTTTAGAAAGAGGTTGGAAAAGGCTGCGGAAAGTGGAGATATGCCTCCTTTGGAGCAAATGGGTACGACCTTACGTTTGTTACCTGAACTTCTTAAACAAGCTATGGAGAAGGGTAAAATAAGTAGACGGCAGTTTAATAAACTTATTGGTCAGACGATTTTAACTCCTAATGTTAAACTTCCGATTGATTTATCATCTACTACGAAGCCAACTCTATCTCATGCTAAAGAGTTGGCTCGTGCTTATATGGATGATGTAGGATATAGATGGCTTTGGCATTGGGAGCCTACAACATTAGATCCCTTAATAGAGAAGTATTTTAAAAGATTATGGGACGAACAAACATCCCCTAAAGGTGGGACTTGGGAAATAGGAAAAGAAGGAAGAGCTTATCACCGTCAAAGACGGGAGATAGGGCAACCAAGGGCTTTCGATACTTTGAAATATCATTCTGATAGTGTTAAAGATGTACAAGAACCTGGGGAAATAGCTGACTTAGTAAAACATCATCCTGGTTTTCGTGATCTTTTAAGCAGACTAGATCCTACAAAAGATAATATATTTGGTTCATTATCAGTAGAGGGAAGTTCGATACCGGAAAATGAATTTGCTGATATTGAGTGGGATGATCCAAGTAATCATAATGCCGGTTTAATATTACAAGGGTATGGATGGCCTGCTACTTTTGATGATGTGCTAGATATGATATATGAGTGGGAGGAAACAGGAGAGTCTCGTGGTACAGTATTTACGGAAGGAAACTTATTTCTTTCAAGAAAAATTAAAGAGTTTATAGATAAGGGATATTCTAAAGAAGATATAAAAAAATTATTTAAAGAGGGAATAGAACATTATCAAAAATATGAAGCACCTGAAGAGAAAAATACAGGCGGTGTAATACGTAACCCCTACGGTAACTATGAACAAAGGGCTATATAATGGCTGAAAATATATCGGGACTTCCCGGTCCTCTTGAAGTAATGAAGAAGTCAGGTTTTAACGTACCTGATTTTAGTTTTGAAGATATTTTAAGATATATGACACCGGCAGGAGATGTAGAAGAAAGTTGGAAAGAAGCTAAAGAAATTGTTCCTGCTTTTAGAAGAGGCGATACTTTAAAAGGGATTGCTCATACTTTAGGGGTTCCTGTTTCTTTATTAGGAGCGTTTTTACCTGGAACTACCAAAGATATAAAAAGAGGTTTAAGTGGATTAAGAGTTATTCCTGGTGGTAAAAAAGTATCTACTTTTGAAGACCAATTAGAACGTCAAGGTAAAAGAATTAAAACAAAGAAAGATATAAGAGAAGCTAAAGAATCGGGAGTATTAAAAGAAGATGAAAAGGTTATCTCTCCTAAAAATATTGAAACTGCTTTACAGGTAAAACGAATTGAAGCTGAAAGGTGGGGAGATAAAGAATGGCAATTTAAAACTATTATTGATGAAACAGGAAGACAATTAGTAGTGGAGCCAGAACACCATAAAATACTTTCTCGTATAATACAAGTAGGAACAGAACATGGTAGCTCTAAAGCAACTAAAAAAAATATAGCAAAAAGAATAAAGGAAAGTGACAATTTAGTTGCTAGAATATCAGATGAGTTTACACGATTATCAAAAGTTCAAAGTAGAGATAAGAGTGAAGCGTTAAACGATATATTAGTATCGTTGAAAGAACAGTATGATATGTTACTTAAAGAAGTTGCTTTTCTACGTGATGAGGCAGAGATATTAGGTGCAAGATTTAAAACAGGCGGTATAATTAGTAATCCTTATAATCACAACCAAAGGGCTATCTAAAGAATATGTCTTCTAAAAAAGATTACATAGAACTTAGAGATAAACTCTTTGAACAAGCTATAATAAAAGCTAAAAGTGATTTCTTTACGTTTCTTAAATTAATGGTGCCTCTTCTCATTGCTGACTTCAAGATGGGAAGGCACATAGAAATTATTGCTGGAAAATTACAAAAGGTCGAGGAAGGAACCATCAAACGTATTATGGTGTTTCTTCCTCCCCGGTCCTCCAAGTCTGTTATTTGTTCCAAACTGTTTCCCGCTTGGTATATGGGACGACACGCCAATCATGAAATACTTTCCGTATCTCACTCCGATCAATTGGCGGCAGACTTTGGCAGGGCTGTCAGAGATATAGTTAACACGGATTTATACAAACAGATTTTTCCTGAAACGACTTTGAGGTCGGATGTAAGAGCCGCCGGTAAATGGCAGACCAAACAAAACGGTGTTTACATAGCTGCCGGTGTTCGTTCACAGATTGCAGGTCGTGGTTGCCACGTTGCTCTTCTAGATGATGTCATGTCGGAGGAAGATGCCTTTTCAGAAGCTGGCCGTAGGTATATTAAAGAATGGTATCCTGCTGGTCTACGGACACGTTTAATGCCTAATGGTAGTGTTGTGATCATAAACACGCGATACCATGAAGATGATATATGCGGCTGGCTTCTGGAAACTGAAAAGCAAAGGAAAAAGGATCAGA